TGGGATATCGTGTGGCATCTAGTGGATATCTCCGTAAAGAAAACGGAGAAGACTCTGGAGAAAATGGTGAAAATGGAGAAAACACCAACGGTAATGGAAATGGTGGTAATGGAAATGGTGGAGGAGTAAGTGAATCGAAAAGTGGTGATAGTTCTTTGCGTGACTGGTTTGGCAAGAGTAGGTCTAGTGATGGCAAGCCTGGTTGGGTTCAATTGGGTGGCAAATATGCCGGAAAACCCTGTGCCAAACAACCAGGACAAACTACAAAACCAAAGTGTGGTTCTTCAAAAATGAAAAGAAATCTAGATAAAGATGAAGAGAGAGCAGCATTTAATAGAAAGCAACGTCAAGATCCAAATCCAGATAGAAAAGGGAAGGCAATCAACGTGAAGACAGAAGAAACTGTAATAGAAAAGGCAGGTGAGAAAGATGCCTGTTATAAGAAAGTCAAGAGTAGATACAGTGTTTGGCCTTCTGCATATGCATCCGGAGCACTGGTAAAGTGTCGTAAGGTTGGTGCTGCTAACTGGGGAAATAAGTCAGAGTCTGTAGAGTATTCTGATTGGAGAAATGATTTTCAGGCAACTGAATATGAGTTCACTGATATTATTAAACCAGAACCTATTAAGGGTGGACAAGAACAGATTGATGAAGGACAAAAGTGTTGGAAGGGATATGAGAAGAAAGGAACCAAAAAGATGTTCGGTAAAGTTGTAAATAATTGTGTAAAGAAGGAAGAATTTGTAGATGAAGCAAAGCATACTGCAACTAAATCTGATTTAGAATCAAAAGTTGGTGGTGGAAATCTAAAAAAACTTGTAGTAAAGGCAGTAAAAAGAATAGATTATGATGTCGATGGTGATGTAGATCCTAATGATAAAGTAGAGAAGAAGACTGGAGATTATGGAGAGGAACTGCCCACACCATTTGGAAAGTTCAAAACAAAAATTAAAAAAGAAGAGTTCTCTGATTGGAGAAATGAACTTGATGAAGGATGGAAAAGTGCTCTTGCTGGTGCAGGTGTTGCTGCTGCTCTGATGTCTCAGGGTGGTCAAAAAGCACCCGATAAAAAAACAACAACATCTCCTTCCCGTTCTAATACAGAAATAGTTTCAAAAACTACACAAAAAAAACTAAGTCCAATGGACCAGTGGAGAAAAAATCACCCAAAATTAGCAAACAAATCTGATAATCCTCCAAAGTTTAAAAGAAAAAAATTAAGTCCCATAAACAACGATTGGAAAGAAGCAAATCCAAAATTGGCAGAAAAAGAAAAAGACAATAGAAGTAAACTTGGAGAAGGTGCTGCCTGGACTAAAAAATCAGGTAAGAATAAGAAAGGTGGCCTAAATGAAAAGGGTCGAAAGTCTTATGAAGCAGAAAATCCTGGTAGTGATCTAAAAGCACCTAGTAAAAAAGTTGGTAATAAGAGAAGAACATCATTCTGTGCAAGAATGAAAGGTATGAAAAAGAAACTAACATCCAAAAAAACTGCTTCTGATCCAGATAGCAGAATCAATAAGTCCCTAAGAGCCTGGAATTGCTGATATGAAAAACTTTAAACAATTTCTTTCAGAAAGCATCACTATTAATGGTGATTTTAATGGAACTCTCAATGTAGGAGGTTCCGAACCAGAACAAGCATCAGAGTCTTACTTTGCCGATGTAGTGTGGGAAGGTAAGATGTATCGTTTAGAAGTAGAAGGCAAAATGCTTTCTAATAAAGAACTTGCCGAACAAATTCAAGGAGAATATCCCGGAGCAATGGTACATAATGTATATCCGGGTGAGGTAAATACTTCAAGGATTAAAAATTCTCAAAGGTATCAACCTGAAAGATTATCGTGGAGTGACTAATGGCACAGTGGAATAAGACTACTCAAGACTTTCTAAATCAAGAGAGAAGTCTCTTTGAGGTATATAATATTGCAGATCACTGGGGAAACCAGACAGATTGGAGACCTAATTTTTCCGATAGTAATAGACTTAAAGTTGCTCCATACCAAACAGTATTTTTCAATACTTTTCAGTATGGCAAAGAAGCTGATGTATGGGATGAAAGATTAGTCGGAGTCGGTGCAACTGCTACCTTTAATGCATCATCCAGTAATGTAGTAATGGAAGTTGGTTCTGCTGCTGGTAGTAGTGTAGTTCGTCAGACCAAGAATGTAATGAGATACATTCCTGGTAGAAGTGGAACTCTTACATTTGCAATTCGTCTTGATACTCCACAAGTTGGTATTCGTAGAAGATTTGGATTATTTGATGAAAATAATGGTGCTTACTTTGAGGATGATGGTGGCACTTATTCTTATGTAATTCGTAGTAATACGACAGGTATTGTTACTGAAAGAAGAGTAACCAGAGACGATTGGAATGGTGAAAAGTTTGATGGTAATGGATATACTGGTGTAACTGCTGATCCAACAAAACAGCAGATGATTTCCATCAACTATGAGTGGTATGGTGCTGGTATTGTTGAGTTTGCATGGTTAATGAAAAATGAGACAATTCCGTCTCATACATTTGAGAACTCAAATACTTTGGATACTGTTTGGTGTTCCACTCCGTTCTTACCCATTCGTGTTGAGATTGAAAATGTAACTGGTGTTGCTGGAACTCATTACATCTATCAGGGTTCTAATTCTCTAATTCAAGAAGGTGAGCCAGAGAAACTTGGTATTCTTGAAAGTGTTGCTAATCCCATTACAGGGACTACGATGTCAGCAGCAAATACATTCTATCCAATTATAAGTCTCAGATTGAAAGCTAGTCAGTTAGGTGCTGTTGCTCTGATTAGATCTCTACAAGCAGCAACGAATGATAATACTAATGTCTATTGGAGATTAATTGAGAACCCAACCTTAACTGGTGCAAATTGGACAGATGGTTCAGATCCAAACTCCTTTATGCAATATGATACAAGTGCTACTGCTATAACTGGTGGGAATACTATCCTTAGTGGATTTACAATTGCTGGTGGTGCGGCTCTAACTCCTATTGATGAAAAGGCACAACTACAAATTGGTAGAAGTGGTATTGGAACAATCAGTGATATATACACTTTAGCATGTGCTTCACCTAATACTAACAAGAAAGCACTTGCAGTACTTAACTGGATCGAACAAAGGTAATTATTTTTATGAGTGACGTATATCTTGGTAATCCATTATTAAAAAAAGCAAATACTGCGATTGAGTTTACAGAAGATCAAATTATTGAATTTCTGAAATGTAAACAAGATCCGGTTTATTTTGCAAATAACTATATTAAAATTGTTTCTCTTGATGAAGGTTTAACACAGTTTCATCCATATCATTTTCAAGAGAAACTAATTCACAATTTCCACAATAACAGATTCAATATTTGTAAGATGCCACGACAGACTGGTAAGTCTACTACTGTGGTATCATATCTTTTACATTATGCACTTTTTAATGACAGTGTAAACATTGGTATTCTGGCAAACAAAGCATCTACTGCCAGAGAATTGTTAGCAAGATTATCAACTGCATATGAAAACTTACCAAAATGGATGCAGCAAGGTATTTTGGTATGGAATAAAGGAAATATAGAACTCGAAAATGGCAGTAAGATATTGGCATCATCTACATCTGCGAGTGCTGTCCGAGGCATGTCGTTCAATATCTTATTTCTCGACGAATTCGCATTCGTCCCTAATCACGTCGCTGACTCCTTCTTTGCATCTGTTTATCCTACTATTACTTCTGGCAAAAGCACAAAGGTAATTATTGTATCCACACCACACGGTATGAATCACTTCTACCGTATGTGGCACGATGCGGAAAGAAATAAAAACGAATATATTCCTACAGAAGTTCATTGGTCAGAAGTTCCTGGTAGAGATGTAGTTTGGAAAGAACAAACAATTGCAAACACATCTGAACAACAATTTCGGGTTGAGTTTGAATGTTTGGGTGGTGATACAGAGATTGAAATTTTGGATGATAATGGAATTGTACAAAAAACTTCTATGGAAAATTTATATGAACGATTGTGAGTTTTTTGGATTATAAATAATAATAAAATGTATCATATATACTTCCTTAAAGATTCAAACAACGAAGTCAAATATGTAGGACAAA